ATGTCAGCGACAACGACAACCGGATTTAAGCCGTGCAAGGGCTGCCCAACACCAGCAGCGTGCAAGAAGGCAGGCGTCTGCTTAGGTAAGCTCAGAAAGGCGATCTGATGCCTGAGAAGTCGAAAAAGGATGCTCGGCTATCTCGTGTCGGCGTATCTGGCTACAACAAGCCGAAGCGCACCCCGAAGCACCCGACGAAATCGCACGTCGTGGTTGCGAAAGAAGGCGACAAAGTTAAGACGATCCGCTTTGGCCAGCAAGGTGTCAGCGGCGACAAGAAAACTACGGCGCGCAGCAAGTCGTTTAAGGCGCGTCATGCGAAGAACATAGCCAAGGGCAAAATGTCCGCGGCCTACTGGGCAAACAAGGTTAAGTGGTGATGGACGCATTCCTGCGCAAATTATACGTTGATATGACCAACGACGAGTACAACGCCTTTCGTCCGCGCGAAGATGACGTTGAAGGCCCAATGTATAGCGACGAAACAATCTTGCGAGCATTACGTGCGTTAGAGCAGACCGAAGAGGGCACGCCCGAGCGCAACTACATGGTTAAGATGATGCGTGAGCACGGGCCACGCGCTGGAGTGCCTTTCGGAAAGACATATCCATCGAGTTACGAGGCTGGCGAAGATAAGTTTGACAACTTACTGGCGGATTTTCGTGAATCTAGGAAAGAGGGCGACTTGCTGGGTCAAGTTGCCGCCGGCGGTAAAGGCATTATGGCGATCGCAAATCCTCTAAATTCAGGCCCGACAACTTCAGGATTTATGCAAGGATTGCTGCGCTACATGATGGAGCGAGGTAAATAATGGCTACTCCAGAGGAGATAAGACGTGCCCGTGAAAATACCGCTTTTGGTGGGCTTTTGGGCGACTTTTTTGCTAAAAATCGTGCATATAGAAACCGTCTCGCACAGCAGGGCAGGCGCCCAGTTCTTGGCGGCTTGATGTCTAAGGAGCCTGTCATGGGCACGGATACGTTGCGTTATGAGGGATTCCGACCCCTATTGGGCAACTTACTAGAGCCAGTAATTAAGGGTGCAGACACAGTTAGGGCGTCGAAGGCGGGTTTAATACCTCAGCAGGACATGCTTGGGGAAGCGTTTGGTGCTGCTGGGGCCGCGATGCTAGGCGGAGGTTTTGCGCCTAAACCTTCAGGCTCGCTGGGGGCGAATACGCTGCGTGTTTATCATGGTGGGCCTAAGAGACTTAGCGCATCAGAAGTGGAGATGCGTTCTGATCCAGAAGGTACGCCGATTGGATTTAGCGTGACTGACAATCCAAATGTTGCTGAATACTACAGAAACATGCGCGGCGGCGGTTCTATCTCTGAATTTGATATAGACTTAGACAAAGCAAATATAATCAGCGAAAGAGAGCTTTATAGGTTTATAGATGACCTAGAGAATAAGCTAGATGCTGATGTATCCTATGAGCAAATACAGCGAGGCTTACTTGACGCAGGGGTAGACGCGATTGAATATCCTGACCCAGAGTTTGGTATTCGTGTTGTCAATCCGAATATTTTATCTGCAAATCGCTCACGCGCTGCTGGTGTCTTAGCGACGATCGGCGACAATGGAGGCCCGCCACTTGATAAACCACTCACGAAAGAGCAACTAGACCCGCTTGGTTACCAAAAAACTAAAATGCGCCGTCCGTTTTCCGAAGTAGAAGTGCAGCAAAGCGATTTAGGTGAAAATTTAGCGCGTAAGCCAATGAACTGGGAAGACATGGAAGGTAGAGTAATCCTTCCTTTCTATGGAGATCGCACATCGCGCGGTTTGCTCGTTGAAGGCGTCAATGATTACAAGTTTGATGCGCCAGTGTACACCGAGGGCGGGGTTGACTTTAAAGTCGGCCCAGCAGCGCAAAAAGATCGTGCAATTTGGGCATCTAACCAGAATATTATTACACGTTTATCAAAAGAAGCTGATAAGGCTCAGCGTGATTTTGGTGGGCGCGATATTCTTGGCGTTACGGGCAGTATGGCGCCTGACGCAAACGATTTTGCAACATTTACAGGTGAAGCCGCGGCAGAGCTTGTTAAAGGCGCAAAAATAACTAAGAAAACGGCAAGAGAATTTGACGCTACTATGAAGGCGTTAGACCCAACATTTGTTGGCTTACTTTCTCCAGATTTACGTGACTGGGTGAGGAATACTTCATCTCCAAATAGGAAATCGTTTATTCGTTTGATGGATAGCCGACCAATGCAAGATGCTGGCTTACCTAGTCCAGCGGAGGTGCGCAAAAGCGTTACAGACCCCACGCAATACGAATTGCCTGCTGGTATGTTTGGTTTGGGGGTTAGTCGCATTGATACTAGCGCTCCTTTACGATTCAATACGCCTAAAGGCGACAAGCCTGCGACGAATGTTCCTCATTCGACATATAACACGCAAATTACCGGTGATTATATCGGATCATTGCGTCCAGTTCCTCAGAGACTTATTTTTAAAGACGTTTACGACGCAATCAGTGGTAAACTAGATAAGCGTGGAAACCCACTCACGGAAGCTAATATGACACACGCAATCAAGACCAAGATGCCCGCGCAAGAATTAACGCCGCAAATCATTGATGGCATCTTGAATTACTTGGCGAGACAGGAGCGCTAACATGGACTACGAAATCAACGAACTGGCGGCGCAACTAGAAGCCGAGCTAAACCCTAACCAGATGGACGACGACGAGCTGCAAGGCATCGTTGGCAAAGAGATCGACGACGCAATCGACTTCATCGACAATTGGATAAGCCCCACACGCGCCACAGCCACGCAATACTACCGCGGCGAGCCGTTTGGCAATGAGGAGGTGGGCCGCAGCCAAGTTGTCAGCATGGACGTGCGCGACACAGTACAGGCGATCATGCCGTCGCTGATGCGCATTTTCCATGGCACCGACCGCACCGTCGAGTACGCGCCCCAAGGGCCGGAGGATGTCGCGGCTGCCAAGCAGGCGACGGAATACGCCAACTACATCATCAATCGCGACAACAACGGCTTCTTGCACATTCACGCGGCGTTCAAGGACGCGTTGATCCGCAAGGCTGGCATACTCAAGTGCTACTGGGATGATCAGACGCGTTTTGAGACGCACGATCTCACAGGCCTCGACGACAACGCTCTGAGCGCTCTTATGGCCGACCCTGACGTTGAGGTAGACATTGTCGCATCCGAGCCTATCGGAGAGCCTCAGATTGACCCCATGAGCGGCCAGATCATGCCTCCGCCTATGGTACACGCCGTTCGCGCCACATACACGTATCCGGATGGCCGTGTGAAGCTAGAGGCTGTGCCGCCGGAAGAGTTCCTAATCTCTCGTGAGAGTAAATCGTTAGAGGATGCAGACTATGTCGCGCACCGCCGCATTGTGACGGTTTCTGAGCTTGTGGCCATGGGCTACGAGTACGACGAAGTCGCGTCGCTTGGATCGTCATACGACGACATGGAGACGAACGTCGAGCGCTATACGCGCAACAAGGCGCTCAGTAACGAGATGAACGAGCGCAACGATCCGGCGATGAAGAAAGTCCTTTACGTCGAAAACTATATCCGCGTCGATTACGATGGCGACGGAATCGCAGAGTTGCGTAAAATTTGCACCGCGGGCGACGGTAAAAAAATACTCATGAACGAGCCGTGCGCGATGTTGCCGTTTGCTGTGTTCTGCCCAGACCCAGAGGCGCACGACTTCTTTGGCATGTCGATCGCAGACACCGTCATGGACATCCAGCGCATCAAGTCGTCGATCATGCGTAACACGCTCGACAGCTTGGCGATGTCGATCCACCCACGCGTCGCAGTGACCGAGGGAATGGTCAACATCGATGACGTCATGTCGACAGAGGTCGGCGCCATCATCCGCCAGCGTTCCGCTGGTCAGGTACAGCCATTGTCTATGCCATTTGTTGGTCAACAGGCATTCCCAGTGTTACAATACATGGACGAGATCAAAGAGGCCCGCACAGGCATCTCAAAGGCGTCTATGGGCCTTGATGCGGGTGCATTGCAGTCATCTACCGCGGCAGCGGTAAACGCGACTGTGTCAAGCGCTCAGCAGCACATTGAGATGATTGCGCGTATCTTTGCGGAAACCGGAATGAAGCAGCTTTATCGTATTGTGCTGCATCTTATTACGACACATCAGGATCAACCGCGTATGGTGCGCCTGTCGAACGAGTTTATCCCGATCGACCCGCGCACTTGGAATGCGAATATGGACGTTTCGATCAACGTCGCACTTGGACGCGGTACGGACACTGAGCGCATGATGATGTTGCGCCAGATCGGCGAGATGCAGAAAGAGGCTATGGCGACCATGGGCCCAGTCAATCCGTTGACCGACATGCAGAAGCTGTCGAATACGCTGAAGGCGATGACGGAGCTTGCAGGGTTCAAGGACGTGTCGCAATTCTGGTCAGACCCATCACAATTCCAAGCGCCACCACAAGAAGACAAGCCGGACATCAACGAGCAGCTCATTCAGGTGCAAATCCAACAAATCCAAGCAGACATCCAAAAGAAGGCGGCCGAGCTGCAACTTGGTCGCGAGAAGATGTTTATGGAGGATGATCGCAAGCGAGACGAGCTGGAAGCGGAGCTATACGTCAAGGCGGAAGAGATGCAGGCTAAATACGGCACGCAGCTTAACGTTGAGAAAATCCGGTCAGATATGGCTATTAATCGCGAAGTGATGAAGGCACAGGCCGACCTGATTAAGGATGCAGCGCGTGAAGAGTAAGCAACAAATTATAGACGACGGGCACGAGGCTGCCCGTCTTTTACGTGACACAGATTTTATTCGTTTTATGGATGAAATCGAGCAGGATTGCTGGGAGGAGTTCAAGGCAACTGATGCCAGCGATAACGGTGCCCGTGAG